AAAATTCCTGAACTTCCTAATATTTCTAATTTTTGTCTTGAAGTTGAAGATAAACTTCTAGATACATTATTTTGTAATACATTAAAGTCTGAATGTAAAAAATTATTAGAATCTGCTTGTTGGTAAGGAGATTGGTTATTATTATATGGTATTAAATCACGTAAATAAGGATTAAAATTACCTGTAGTAAAATAATTATTTATACTAAGTTGACTACCACTTAATTCACCTGTGAAGTATGCTGCTTTAGTGTTTGGCATACTATTATAATAATCGTCATATATAGAAGTAAATATAGGTGCATTTATTTTACCATCTTTTTCTAATTCATTGGTTGTATTATTAATACGAGCATAAGACCATTTATTTCTTTCTAAAGCAGGAGAATTAATGGTAATACCTGTTGTAAGACTAGTTCTTGCAGGAACATAATCTTCTAACATTTTAAATATTGAATTATCAAAGAATTGAATTAAACGGATAAATCCATTATAATCCATTAATGAGCTTGTAAATCCAGAATATGAACCAGTACCATCAATAAAATATATTTTTCGTTGAGTATCTAAATCATTATATGATCCACTATATAATTGTTGAGGATCACCAATGTAATTATCTATTGACCAATTAGTATTAACTGAAGAAATAGATTTAGATATGTAAGTATCTATTTGTGTTTGAGGTGAAAATGATATATCAACATAATTATCATCTACTGTTCTAAAATTAGAAGAAGCAGTTGTGTATTGCATTATACTAGAATATCGAGATAATACATTTCCAAAAGTACCAGATACACTTGCTGTAATATTATCTATTAATCTAACTTTATCATTATTATATCCTATTAATAAACCTTCTGTAGTAGAACCACCAAATTCTTTTATATTTAATATACTACTTGTTAAAGCACTACCAGTAGGAGTGTAATAAGTAGAACCAGAAATTGTATAGTAATCTTGATTTAAAATACCAAATGTAGAAAGTAATGTTCTTAAACCAGCAACAGTACCTTTACGTTGTAATAATAAAGGTAAGTTATGGTAAATACGTTTGTATGATTCTGCTAATAAATCTTTTTTAGGAATATTATTTAAGTAAGAACTTGTATAAGAAAAATCATTTAAAGAACCACTATATGAATAACTTCCTGTATTAGCACCAGTTAAATATTGAAGTATACTATTATCTCCAAAACTATTAAATACACTTACTCCTAAAGATTGTAATAAATTGTATACAACATCTTTAGAAATACCAACATTTAAATTATTATTGGCTAAATTAATATCCGTTATTGATTTTATATATATCCATATATTGTCAAAATATTGACCCATCATATTTAGGAAAACTAAATAATTGGCGTTGTCTGGATCATCTACAACATAAGACGGTACTGAATATTTAAAATAATTTACATTATCTGAATCATAGTCTTCAGCATTTAGTGTAATATTATTATACCAAGTAACAGCTTGTGATGATGTTGAAGGATATAAAATATAAGGTTTATTAGAACTTTGTTTTGGGAATGGAGTAATTCCATATTGTAAAGAAGACGTTAAAGATCCTGAAGTGAAATATAAGTAATTTTCAAACCCATCAAAATTAGCTATAGTATTGTTTATACTAGATGAGTATGAATTTATTTCAGATTGTAAACTACTAGTAGTTGATATATAAGGTGTATAATAATTTATAAAGTTATTACCCGTTTCAATTTGTTTAACTTTAGTAAAGAAATTTTGTATACGTGATAAAGCCGAACCAAATGTTACAAAGTTTCCAAAACCACCATTATCACCACCTTCTCCATCATAATTAATATTAATACTAATACTTTGAGATATATTTAAATTTAATAAAGAATTATTATTTAAATCTAATCCGTCTGCACTTTGATAAGCTGTATTAGTTGTGTTAGAACCTCTTCTTTGTCCTCTATTTCTAAAATTAGGTCCTCTTAGTTTTTTTATAGCAGGTGCCGAAAATATAGCGTCAAGATTAATGTCAAAAATATATGGAGTAGAAACTTCTTCTACTACCCAAAATGATGTTTTTTCATTAACAACACTATCTAATTCATTATATAATTTAAATAATATTTCATACCCAGTATCAACTCTATTTAAAACAATATTGGTAACTAATTCTTGAGTATTATTACCAAAATTTAAAAGAAATGGATCAAAATAAGAAGATGAATTATAGTAATCAATTAAAGCAAGAGAACCACTTTCTATTTGATCGTCAGTTAAAATAACAGATCCTGCTCGTATTTCTGTTCTATCAGGAGAAATTTCTTTAATAAATAAAGAAGCTGATGGGAAACTTGAAATTTTATTTTTAAATATATTATATTGAACCTTAAATTCACCTGATGAATATCCTAAATTTTCAAGATCCATTACAGGATCAATTTCAATAATAGGATATGATGCTGTTATTGATAAATTTGATACACTACCTACCTCAGCTCCTGTAGATGTTGTATTGTTTATATTTAAATTAGGATTAACACCTGAATTTAAAGCAACATCATTTGGTAATTTATATTCGCGGTAATTATAACTTGTTTCTAATAAGGTATTTCCTATATCATATACAAAATATTCTATATAATCGTTAGGAGCTCCAAAACTTTTTTTTATTTTTTGAGAAGTAATTAGTCTTAAGTCATCTGCTGAATAGCGAGATACTTGTGTTGTGTTTAATATACTACCTACTATTTTTATATTATCTGCCATTTATTAAGCTTGGTTTGATAGTTGGTTTGCATTATTAACTGTAGTTTGAACATCTACTAATTGTTGTCTTAGTGAAGTTATTTCATCTAGTAAAGCTTGTATATCTGTGGTGTCAACATTTACACCTAATGTGCCTGCTATTTTATTTAATAACTGTTGTAATAAATCATTTGGCATAAGAGGGTACAATGAATTAAATAAAGCTAAAAAATCTTCTAAAGTAAAAGTAGGTGCTACCTCTCCGGTTCCATTTAATCCATTAGCTGGGGCTAGCTGGTTAAATTGAGTATTAACAACTCTATTAAAAGCATCTTTATCAAATACTGTTTTCTCTATTGGTATACGAGACATTATCTTATAACTTTAAAATAGTAATTATTATCAGATATAACTGTTCCACCAGTAGCTAATACAGTTTTAAATAATAATTTATAGTAGCGTTCAGGTTGTAATCCGTTCATATATACATCAAAATAACTACCACTAGTATCACAACTAATTTTAGTGTATGTTGTGTCGTAATCTACGACAATTTCTTCGGTATCCAAATCTTTTATTGACCAATATGAAGAAGTGGGTAATGCTTTATTATTTAAATAAACTGAACTAGTTTGAAATACTCTAGCTGGAAATTTATCTCTAGAATTTATTCTGAAACGTTGTACTGAATCTTGTTGAAATTCACCTTTATTGTTACCTAATGAAATAACAAATGCGTCTGAATTTATAACAGATAATGAGCCTGTATTATATACAAAATCATTCCATCTAATTTCTAAACATGGAGGATATATTGTATGGGTATTACCTGAAAAATATTTTGTTTCAAATTTAGGTTGTGTTGTAAATTCTAAAGATGATGAATGTTTTAAAATAAATCCATAATCAGAAATAATATTTTTAAAACTTGCACTTACAGCATTTGTTACTTTTAATTCAATATCTTTAGAAGTTGAATTTGTAAATGACTGGCTAGAAGCATATTGAGAACCAGTATACCAATAACCACCACCTATATTTCCATTAATACTACCACTTCTATATGAACCTGTTGCTGGTGCTTGTGTTGCAACAGATGCTGAAGTGAACCATAAATTACCATTTAATTGGTCTTTATATTGCCAACTAACCCCATCAGTAGTAATAGGTGAATTACCTAATCTACCCGTACCCATATTCCAACTTCCAGATATTGGATGACTAAATATAGTATAGTTTAAGGGTATGGATGAAGCGTTAGCTAAATATAACTTTAAATATACATCAAAAGCGCTGCTTGATACTAAAGTTGCTATTGTACCGCTTACTTGAGCAGAAGGGAATTGAATTAAGGTACGTGATACTTCATCAGTACCATTAATAGAATAGTAAGTGCTAAGTTCTAATATTTCATCTAACCCAGTGTTTAATGTTGGATAAAATGAATATATAGTAGCACTCTTTTCGGGAAATATTTTATAAATTGCCATAGTTAGTAATTACTACATATAAATATGTTAACTACCAAACTATTTTACGCTAACAATGCGTAATATTCTTTAAAGTGTTTGATACGATCTGGTAAACCTATTGTACCACCATTAACACGTTTAGTGATTGATGTAACAACTGCATCAGTTGCACCACCATCCGCCATAGTGTGTAATTTATTTTTATTAAAAAACCAAGCTGCTGATAATAGTGCATATTTTTCTGCTACCCATGTTGGGTTAGCAGCAATATCTTCATTAATTGATTTACCAAATGCTGTATAATTATCCTTACCTGTTAATTGAATGTAACCACGACCACAGAACTTAGCACCTTCACCTGATGCTTCAGGTCCATTACCCATTCTACCACCATAAACTTTATTAGCAATTTTTTCTGGTTTACGCTCGTATTGTTTAGCTAGTGCTTCTGTTGGAAAATATTTTTTAAATATACCCATTAATCCTTTAGCACTATAATTTAAATTTTCTTTGGTTAATCTAAAACCACCTGATTCGTGACCACATTGAGCTAAAAAATGGGCTAAACGTAAAGGAGTATTAATTTCAAACTTACTCATAACTCCTGGTATTTGAGCAATTACATTATCTGGGATGTGTCCTTTTAATTTGTCTAAATTCATATTTTTAATTTTATAATGTTATAACTCTACCTTGAATATCTGTATTAGGATATCTAACTTCAAATATTGAAGGATCTGCTGATGGGTATATATTTCCACTTTGAGTAGCTCCAGGTATATCATATCCAAAAGTAGAATAAACAATACCTGTAGTATCTTGTTTATTAATTATTTCAATATTAGGAACAGATTGTACTCCTTTTATTTGTAAAAGAAGAGATATAATTTCAGAAAGTACAATAGGTTGATCTATTTGCCATTTTTCTATATTAAAATAATCTTTTAAAGCATTAATACAATTAGATAATACTAATTGATTACTAAATCCACTTATTGTAGTAATATCAAAATTAACTCCTATATTAATATAAAAAGCATCTCTAATATTAATAGCATCTGTAACCATTCTATACTCATTTAGATAAGTAACTAGATTTTGTTTTAATGTAGTTGATGCTAAATCTAATTGTTTATTAGAATTGTAAGCTAAAACATATAAATCTAAAGATAATGGATTAGGTTGCATATTAGCAGTTACAAGAGAAGGTTGTGGATTCTCCATAACATCTTGGGTAATATATATTTTAGAAATACTACCATAATCTGAAGGTAAAGATAATGCTCTTACAATATAGTCATTTTTAGTTACAGCACGTAGTTGAGAAGAATGAGCATATAAAGCATTTTGTCTAATTTCCTCTATTTCATCTCCACCCCTTCCACCTGATGAAGGGTCTGGATTGGTAGAAGCTATACTTGATCTTATTGTAGTAGATATTATTCCTCCAGGATCACCATTTTTAAAATATATCCCTGAAGTATCAATACTAGTTAAATCGTTAGTAGATACATTTGAAGTTATTCCTCCACCTGTTAAATATCTTACTGTTAAAGTTGTATTAGAAGGAGCTAAACCATATTCTTGAGTATAAAATATAGAAGCTTGATTATAATTATTTAGCAAATTAGATATACCTGGTACTAAACCTAATTGAATATTATCTGGGGTTGGTATTATATTATTATCAGATTTATTAGAAACTCCTGCTCCAAATTCTAGTTGTAATGAACTATCAGATAAAATTCTTGATATAAATCTACGTGGAGTACGTTTTAATTTTAATAAATAAGGTACTTGATCAGTAGTATAATTTGGGTTTGAAAACTTTTCGTAAATAGTGGATTGTGCTAAATAAGGTACTTCATACCATTTATTTCCATCACTGTCTGTTATATCTAAAATTTGTAAAATATTACTATCATTAATAGTAACAGTAGAAAATTTTTGAGGACTACTAAAACTAAATGTAGTTGTTTTAATATCAGCAGATATAGCTGGTATTGAATTTTTTATTAAAAAATAATCTGTGTCATACAAAGTAATAGTAGCACTTCCTGTATCACTAAAATCTAATTTTTGAGTAGTTAAGAATTTATTTCCAGTAGAAGTAGAAGATAAAATTGTATTTTCAGGTACTATTAAAGCGTAAGAGGTATCAGGAATTAAAGGACTTGTACCTACTTTAATAGGCATTTTTTGATATATATCTATTGTGGCTGAAGATGCGTATGATGCTTTTGGGCGATATCCTAAAGTATATGACAGTGCATATAAATTTTCTTTTTCTTTAGCATATAATAAATAGTTTTCCTGTACTTGATTATCAAGATAAAATGACATTACATCACCAACATATGAGGCCATTTCAATAAACATAGCTCCTGGGTTAGCATCTGAAAAGTCATTATATGCTGTTGGGAAATATGTTTTAGCATAGTTTGTAAGGTTAGCCTTAAAATCACTAAAACTTTTATTTAAGTATGATATATTGTTATCTTGGGACATTATTATATAAATTGTACAGTTACTTGATCAGGAATATTTGAAATTGCTAGGCGATAATTTATAGTTACATCCAAAATATTAGAATCAAAATTAGGTTCTATTTTTACTTCTCCTAATATTATTTCAGGAATAAAGATATTAATTGAATCTATTATTTTAAGCCTTAAAATTTCTGAATTAAGATTAGTCATATTATCAAATAATGATCTTCTTAAATCTGTGCCAAACTCAGGATTCATTATGCGTTCACCCTTATCTGTTAATAGTAGATTAATTAAATTTGATTTAATTTGATCTTTAGTACTATATGTTTTGTTAAAAACACCAGGTGCATTGAAAGGTAAAGATACCCCAATTACAATATTCTTTTGTAAATCTAACGGATTTACACGTATTGTTTGAGGTATTGGCATATTAATCTAATT